GGCTGCTTCCAGATCCTCGGCCACCCATTCGTAATCCCAAACGCCGCAGCAAGCCTCAATCGCGCTGATCCCTTTGGCAAGCGTGCCCTCGATGCAAATGTGCGCGATGCCTTGACCGTCGATCTCCATCGGCTCGCGTTGGGATTTCATCATGCCCTCGTATTCGTCCCCGTTGGCGCGCACCAGTCGCGCTTCAACGAGCTTGCGCACCGCTGCGTATCCGCCGGGAGTGATGAGCCAAGGACGATAAAAGACCTGTTCGATGACGCGTTGAAATTTCATTCGATTGGTGCGGATGTGGCAGGATTGCCATTGGGGGTGAGCAGGCCGAACACGTCGCGAGTCAGCCCGGAGCGTTCCACCCGCTTCTTGATTTCAAGTTCCTCGCGCTCCACCTCGTCAAGGTGCTCCTCCAATGTTTTGGAACCGCTGGCGAGAATGTCAGTCATGCTGCGCATTCCAGCGCGGTAGGCTTCAATGGCGTCGCGGCTTGCGTAGCCAGAATCGGCAGTCAGGCGGGCAGGTTCGGTGAACCTGAATTGGTACGCACCGCCCCGGTCTTTGTCCGCGCCTGTGTACGGTGGCAGCATCCCGAGTTCCACAAACTTCGCAACGGCGAATGCACACCGCCGCTTGCAGAACGCCGCGAGGTAGGCGTGACGCTCCGACGTAATGCGGTTGACCTGCTCGAGTACGATGCGGGCGGAGGCGCCGCCCAGTTTGCTCATGTCCCAGCCGAACTCCGGCGGCCATTGAGCCGCGAGCAGTGCGTTGCGGATTAGGCGCTCCTGTAGGCGGTCCTGCGCTTCGGTTGGTATCTTGGCGTCAATCTGGTCAATGGACTCGCCGGCGTTTGCGGTCAGGTACTCGATGCGCCCGCCCTGCATCGGTGTAAACCGCAGTCCTGGCGAGCAGTTACCCGGCATCGTGTCGGTGAGCGCGTTGTAAGCGTCGCTGGCGTCGGCCATGCCCTGCTGATTGGTCACCAGCAACCCAATTTTCGCGGCCATGCGGGACGCGGATTGGATGTCGTCGCCAAGGTCTTTGAGGGAAATCAGATCCCGAATCGCGGGAGCAAAAGCGGAAATGCCGCGCACTTGGTCCACCTCGCGGGGATCCATCGTGAGCATACAAGACTGCACCGGGATGTCCCGATCCTCGGCACCGCTCTGATCCTCCCCGAGTACTCGGTAGGCCACGGCCCGGTTAGTGCGCGAGAGAATGACGCCGTTGTAAATTCGCAAGCCACGGTAGCGGCCATCGGTCAAAATGCCGTCGTCGCCACGGCTTCCAATTTGATGCCAGGGCACCTGTTGGAGTTGCGGGTAGCCGCTGGCGGCGGTGGTCAAGATCGTGAGCAAATCGCCTTCCCGGTCGATGGCTGTGGACTCGAGCCGGAGCCCCTCCCACCAGCTTTTGCCGTCGAGGTACGCGATCTGGAACCAGTCGAGCAGCACGGCCTCGGCTTGTTTTCCCCACTCTTTATCGGCACCAACAAAGATCGGTCGCATTGCCATCCCCACGCTGAGCATGGACTTTTGATCAATGGCGGCATTCACCATCCCATTGTTCCAGTACAGCTTCCTCGCAGCCGAATTGACGGTGCGCCATTCGCCAACGGTTAGTTCGCGGGAGATGCTCTGGGTGTGGTTCCTCCACCAGGGTTCAGCCCAAACGCCACCTTCAACAAGTCGCTGCCTGCGGTACGCGCCGCCGTTGTTTGCGCCCACCTTCGGCGAGCCAAATCCGGCCAGCTTTTTTAGTCGATCAAAAAGGCTCATACAAAAAACGCCTGTGTACGCCGAACCGGCGCGGAAATGCCTGCGGCTTTGTAGTTAAGCGCCATCTGCGCCAGCATCATCACATCCAACGGCGAGAGCGTGCCGTTGACATTAAACTGAAACGAGGCTCCGTCGATAGATGACGAAATCAGCGAGCTTTTGCCTGCAGCGACCAGGTCAAATTTCTGCGACACGATGGCGCGAAGCTCGGCAACATCCCGCATGAGGAACACTTGGAGCAGGAGTCTTTGATCGGGAGCCATCTATTTACAGGCTTGGGGACAAGAAAAACCCCGGACATCCCACTCGGGAGCCGGGGTTCCTTCCAGGATCCACCATCGCACTTCCGTCAGTGTTAATGGTTGAGCCGCCACGTTACTCTGTGCCGGTCGGCTCGTCAACCTCTGGCGCTGCGGATACCATATCGGGCAGGATACCAAGAATCTGCGCGGCGAGCACGTTCATCGCCTCAGCATCCCACATGTGGTTGGGTCTGCCTGTTGCCGTCCATCGCAGCCGGGTCTTCTTCGTCCTTTTGTCCACCGTCGCCCGCTTGCGCTCGGAGTTGAGGTGCCGCACGTACTCGGGCGGCGCGTCCTGCGGGAACTCCCAGACGGGAGAGCCCGTGTTGCGCAGATTAGCCAGGATGTCTTTAATGGGATCGGACGACCAGTAGAAGAACGTGACAAAAATGCGCTTGCCCATCGCGTCTCGAGTCGTCGGAGCAAGCACGCGATCCGGCGCGGAGTAATACCGGCGGATCGGTTTGCCATCCTGCCCGCGCACCGTGAAATGATCCTCAGCGCGGCCCACCAATGCGGTCCACCCAAACTTTGCGCACACGTCATAGATGCGCCCGTGAAAACTGTTGCCAGCGTCAAGCAGCGTGCGCTTGTCGGGCACTTTGAGCCTCGTCTGAATCTCGCGGAGCTGGTCAACGGTGAGGATTTTCCCAGCCCAAAGGAGCCGACTGTGCCCGTTCTTGAGCCACACGCGGCAGATTCCCCAGTAGTGGTCCTGCTGACAGTCCACCGTGAAAACGCGCGCGGCCTCGTCAGGCATCGGTCGCCCATCCTGCCACTCGTTCACCCAGTACTCGCTTGCTTCCAGTTCGAGCGCCGGGAGTTCCTCCTCTTGCTTCCAAGGTTCTGCCAAGCGCTGCATTCGAAAATCCTTGGTCGGCTGCAATACTCCAAGGTGCCGAGCGTCGGACGCCTGACACCATTGGATGACCAAATCCGCCCATCTGATCCAGTAAATTGATTGAGCCGACACACGGCGGGAGCGATAGCCCTCGACGTGATCGTTGCCCTCGGATCTCCACTCGCTGCGCTGAGTCAACGCCCGACGGGCTGCGGTCGTGTCTGGCGTGACGTGGCCGCAGTGCGGGCATTCATGCCGGACGGTTTTGACCAGAGCGCCCCAGTTCCATTCGCCATTCTCATTTTTGCACTCGTCGTACTTGATGTCGGTCCAAGCGGGTTTTACCCATTGCTCACAGTTTGGGCACCGATGGCACCACTGGAACTCCTCGCCCGAGCGCCACTCTTCAGTCAGTTGGTGCGGTTCCTCAAAGCTCTGGGATGTCAGGAGTGCGTAGCCGTTCCAGCGGTCGTGGAGCCGTTTCTTGAACTGCGTGATGAGGTCGGAGTACTGCCAACACTCATCCAAAAAAAGCACCTGCACCGATTTTTCCTGAGCGTTGCTAGTGTTCGCCCCGCCGAGCATCAACGGCATGTGCGGGAAGTAGATCCCATCCTTTTTGACATGGTGCCGGTTTGACGGCATCAGTCCCCGCAGCGGCTCGCAAGCACCAAGCACCGGCTTAAGCCGAGTCTCCATCCACTCTGCCGAGGTCGCGTCGGTTTGAGTGATCGACAGCATCGGCCCAGGCTGTTGAGCCACTGCCCAGCACACTAGCGCCTCCAGTGCGGTGCTCTTGCCAGCGCCCGTGCACGCTTGGACAAATGTCTGGCGACACGTCGGGTCGGCGAAGTCGGCAAAGACCGCGTTCCACCACGGGGCGGTGTGCCGGTCAAAGTGAGTGGACCGGGAGCTGTGCGGGAACCGCACGTTGGCTTCCATCCAGTCAAGCGGGTCGCCGGTGTACGCCAGGCGGATGCCAGTGCGGGAACCTTCTAGGATTGGGTTCATAGAGCGGCAAACCCCTCCCGTGCGTTGCTCTTCAGAAGCTCAATGCGGCTTCGGAGCTTCGGCTGAATCTCGGCTTCGGTGAGCCCAGCAAGTTGCCCGGGCAGGTCGCCCACCAGTGCGTCCAGTTCCGAGCACCAGACAGAGACGACGCGGGTAGCGGTTTCGCGCATCTCGGCAGCAAACACCAGTTCGCCCTTCTCGCGCCCGATAATGATTGAGAGACGCTCAATCTCCTTCGCCAGCTTCTGGGTGCGTGCCTCTTTGTAGTCGAGGACCGGCGCGGCAGTTTTTGCCGGTTTTGGCCTTGGCTCCTTGTTCGCAACAAGCGGAGGCTCTACTAAGCGGTCGGCGGTGTACTCCGCTCGCCATGCTTCTTGCTGCGCAATAGGCCAGTCTCGGTCAAACCCTTTGCGCTCCCAAAACTGGACGGCAGAGACGCTTACACCAAAATGTTTTGCGGTTTGGCTATACGATGCCCGTTTATTCTGATTTGCCACGCCGCGATTAGTACACTCGGCAATATCTGCCGGTCAATACCCCACTTGGCTTGTCTACTATCGGCATTTTTTGCCGATTGCACAAAAAAGGAGCACGCGTCCCTGCCTGCAC